TCCATATCAAAACAGAAGACCACTTGTTCGTACCTGTCTAACCAATCGATTGCTTGAGCTACATATTTCTTAGCTGCTCCTGCTCCGTTCGGTACAGATACGACGGGCCACTTGTTATCCATAGCTTGACTGGTACTAAGAGCGTCGATCTCTCCTTCCACTACAACAACACGACGACCGCCGTCTCGCCACAGGTGCTGACCGTACAGTCCTAACAGTTCTCCTTTAATGTGGAACTTCTTGTTAGGTGTACGAATCTTTTGTCCGCACGTCTTGCCGTCTCGTGTTTTATAGTTAGCTATCTGTACAGGCTCACCATTCATAGCACCACACCAGTACCCCCACTTCCGACAAGTGTCTTCGGTGAGGTTGCGTCGTGCTATAGCTTCTGGTTTTCCTTGTACATAATCTCTCGGTGTTGGGGAAGGCTTGGTTTCGTTCTTCATTCGTCCGGCTCCAACGTGATCTTGGCATACGAAACAGTGGGTGCTACCGTCGTCGTTGGTTGATAATCCGTCGGAGCTTCCGCACTTATCGCATGGTTGATGGGTGGTTGTGAAAGCCATGATTTAGGTATAGTTTTATTTGCATATTGTATGTTTTTCTTTTCACACCAAGCAGCGTAGGTGGTGTTGCTTCCTTTACGAATCTTATTAAAAGCATTCATAAATACTAGTCGTATGTCTAGGTGTGGATGTTGGGCTTTGACTAGTAAATGCTTTGTTCTATCCTCGACTGTCCACAATCCTTTAGCTTCTATGATGATGCCGTTAGGTAGTATGAAGTCGGGAGTATAAGTTGCCGTTTTAGTGTACTCTAACTGTAACGTTTCGTATTGGAAACTAACACCACCACGCTTAAGTTGGTTAGCTAGTGTAGCTTCGAATCCGGATCGATAATTAGAAGTTCGCTGTGAGCGTCGTTTCTTCTGTCTCTTCCGCATCAAATGCTCCGGTCAAGTCTTCACCTCCATTAGCGATGTATCCTTCTTCCGAAGTAAATCCAAAAGCATCTGCACTTGGAGTGTTTACACCACCGTTGGATAGTTCGATCACTTGTACAGCAGACAACTCAAAGGTCACCCCAAACCCCTGACTTGGTACGTACCAGAACTTCGGACGGAATGCTACGTTCACTTTGGAACCTCCCCATACTTGTACATCCTCCGGTAACTTATTACCAGCGGCATCAAACAGAGCGATAGATAGTTGATACTCCGTACCGTCCCGTCTTCTACCTCCAGCTTTCAGCTTGGCTTTCAACATGTGTCCGCCATCTACCTCAGTAAAAGGTAACCCCTTCTGCTCGATCTTCTTGCCGGGATTAGCTTCCATGATGTCTCGTAGCTCAGCCTCATAGATAGGCTTTAACTTCTGTACGATTCCTTGTTTTGTTTCTTCGTCGATAACAAGATCACAACTATATACACCGTACTCAGGATCAAACCTTTTATTAGGTTCATTCAAGTGGGCATATCTAGCTGTGCCTTGTGCTTTTATTATGTCGTGTTTCTTACGTGCTTTTACTGTCATATTTCTCAGTGTATTTATTTGGTTTAAGATAACAGATACTGCTGGCGTTTTACTGCGGACACATCTAAGCATCCAAGTTCCGGCACATCAGGTAGTTCTGCATCTGGGTTGTTGTTGATTTGCTCCGCACGGAACTCGCTTAGGAGATCAACAGTGAAAGTGTTTGTATATGTTTCTCGTACTATTGTATTCATTCTGCGTACATTGGAAGCGTGGGTCACGAAACAGTCATGTATAGTAGCGAGGTCAAAGTCAACACTGTTTGCAACTTGATGTACGATACAAGCATCTAAGCTGTGTATAAAGTTAGCAGTGACTGCGTTCGTTTGTCCCTTTGCATCGATCTCATCCAGTACTTTGTCTGTTTGTATAGTGATGTTTACATTTTGAAAGACAGATTCTACTTCTACTTTCTTATACTTACGGTAGCTCTGTACTACTTTAAATCCTGTGGGTGTAGTCCAAGTAATCGCTTTGTCGTACCCCAGTGCTCGTACACTTTCACGTAAGAATTTCATCACTCTGTTTACTGGACGACACGCTTCATTAGCTAGTCGGTTGACGATCTTACACAGGTAGATAACAGCAGTGAGCATCTCACCAGTCGATGACCAGTTGTGGTTCACTCCGATACTTTTAAATACATCTTGTACGAGGTTGTAATGAGTAGCTCCATACGGACGGTTCATAACTGCAAGCTTTGCTAACTTCCTAGAGATGCCGTACTTCAACCACTCTTGTGCTATTATACTTTCATCTTGTTTTAACTCCTCGTACACACGATCAGCAAACTCAGTGTACATATCATTAGCTCGGTCCTCTTCTACTAAGTTACACATCCGTCCGGTCTCTTTGTCCCGTAGTAATAACGAAAGTATCTGCATACCATTGTTGCTACAATCCTGACGAACAGGTAGATACGATACATATCCGTACCCCTCTTCCGTGAATTGCTTAAACTCCAGACAGAATCGAAGGAAACAAAACGGATCACTTGCATCAGTCCACCAATCTGTACCGTGTGGATCATTCGCAGCTTCCAATATAAACTTCTGTCGCTTACCTACCCACTCCAGTCGCTCCGCTCGTGTACCTTTTACTCCCCACATGTTAGCTCCGTGTACAAGCACAGCTTCCAAGTCCTCTTCATCCACCACTTGCTGTCCGTTACTGAAATCCAACAAGCTCTTCGCTAAGTCAGACCCTTGTGGATGGAGATAATACGGTAAAGCGTACACTCTACCCCTGTAATCGCAACGATACGGAAAGTAAAACTTATCCCACTCACTGTATATCTTGGCGAGGTGTAGTACACGTACAGTCAGGTAACGTTTACTGGCGTTCGCTTCGTTGACTCCTTTGATGTCCTTTTGCTTCAGCTTCCACGCACGTAACTCATGCTCGTCACCTCCATTGTACCTTGGTTGCTCTGGTATCTCACTAAAGTTAGGTATGTTTCCTACTACTCTTTTATTGTCGTAACATTTTCGAGTAATTTCTAAAATCTCTTTGTTAATTTTCCAACTTACTTTCTGTAACTTATTAACAGCACTGAATGCATGTTGGTAACTACTCTCGTAATCTTTAAACCACGACATCGGTTTCCCCGTGAAAAACTCCTGTGGTGGCATGTGCTTTAAGCTGTACCCTCCACCCACTAATGTGTACCAATCAATTGGTTCATCCGGGATCGCCATCTTAAACACACGAGTCGTTTCTTTCCACGCATCAAACCGTTTGACCCAGTCCGTATATCCACCACTCGCTTTGACGATACGCTCCGGCTTGTGCCCCTTCTGTCTACCAAGTGCAAAGTCTAACTCCCATATCCCTGTCTCTTCACGGATCGTTTCCAATAACCAAGCACCCAGCCCAGCCTTACACCTACTGTCCCACAGTGTGAACCGTTCCTCTTCGTAGTCGTAAAACTGCTTCAACTTCATCGCTTTCGAACGATCGTCAAAGGCAAGTAAGTCTTTCTTGTGTGGATGCATTTCTTCCATCGCTTTGTCCCACCTCGCTTGGTTCTCAAATGCTTTTCCTATCTTGTAAGCCATCCGTCCAACAGGTAAGTTAAAGTGGAGGTGATCAAGCAAAGTTTGTAAAGCGATACTAGCTATCTGATACGGACACATATCAAGTACAAAAGTAAGGAACAACGGTGTAGTGTGCTGTGTGTTGCCTCCAAAAGTGTACATAAACTCATCCACTCGCTTACCCAACCTTGGAGCCATGACTTTTAACATACGCTTAGATGCTTCCGTCTTAGACGACTCCCCTTCCATTCGTAACTTTGCTTGTCGGTTACGGTACGCTGTGCGTCCCCACTCCCTCATCCGCCAAGCGTGTCCTCTTGTTTGCTTTGTCATATGTTACTGTGAATAGTTATTGAACCAACAGCTAGGTAGTGTACGAGCAGTGCTTGTACGATAAGCGACCAATCTGCCGTCCTCCGTGCGTTCGTACTCTCCGTTCTTGTCCATCTTAAACCCTGTCACTTGGTTCTGTGAGAAGAAATAATCGAAACCTTGACGAATAGCTTCGTGATCCACCCCACCCCAATTAAACAGCGGGACATCAGTCGGTTCGAAGTCTAAGTAGTTCTCGTTCACTTAATAAATCCTGTCGTATGATGTCAGCTTCAGCGATAGTGTTAATCGAACGCAGTTCGTTATCACGCTGTGATCGTTCACGATTAACATCCCAAAAAATACCATCACAAGTACGCTTGGATGTCTCCGAAGTTGAGGTTGTGGATGTCGCAGTATGTCTGTTGATCCTCTTCCTCCATTTCACGTAGTTCTTCCAAGTGTGCTTCCAGTTTTTCCATTTCATTGTAATGCTTTTCATAAGGTTCAAACAACCAAGTGTCGTAGTTGTTCATATCGTTGTTGTATTTGGTTCGGGTAAATAATCCTGTATTAATCACGGTACATCCAACAGGTAAAGATTATTGCCACCAGTGCTACGCAAAATAGTGTCATCATAGTCATAAGTATATATTCTCCTTCAGTTATCATTGGTTTCTTGTTGTTGTCGCTCCCTATTGTTCGCTTTGCTCTCAGCGTCCGCTTTCAGCTCCCTATTAAATTGCTCACGCTCTAGCTCAAGCAATCGTTCACGGACAGTTATGTTGTT